TCCGGGTGCTCCGGGCTCTCCCTTTTCACCGCGTTCTCCGGGCTCGCCTTTTTCTCCGGGTGCTCCGGGCTCTCCCTGCGGGCCCTTTTCGCCGGGAGCACCGTCAATACCATCTTTTCCGTCCTGTCCGGGATCTCCCTTTTCAGGCTGACGATCCTCAAGCGCTTTTACACGCTTGAGAATGGGTGTAATCTCCTTGCCGAGATAGTCATGTATGCCAGCTATAAATTTGTCAATATCAAGCATCGTATACAACCTCCTCTACCAAACCCTTGCGAAACAATAAATGCAGCGCTTTGTCGGTCTGGTCCTTATCTTCCGGTTTATCGTTTGGCTCAGCTGGCGCCGGTGCAGGAGCAGGCTTTGCAAACGGCTTATCCTGATCACGCTCATCAAGGGCGGCCAGGCTGTAATTCTGCTGCTGAAGGTAGGGGGTGTCACCGCCCTGTACGGGGGGCAGGTTGAATTTCCTGCGCGCCTCATTGGGAGCGAATACTGCTCCCTTGACCCCTTCGGTAGCAACGTTCATTTTCAGTAGTAAATCCATGCGCATCAGGTCATCAAGATCAAACTCGACTCCGAGTCCCGGAGGAAAGCCGAGACCTTCATCCATAAGGGCCTCGATGGATTCAATATGACGCTGAAGGCAATCTGAATAGTATTGTCTGTCAAGGGTCTCTGATTGTCCTCTGTTGGGCATCTGGCCCACGTGGATCTTATAGGGGGGTACTTTGTAGGCTGAGCAGATCTTCTCATCTGTCCATTTCAGCTGTTCGACCATTGTCGAATCTTTTGCATTGACGGCAAGCGGCTCATACTTCAGAGCATCACCCAGCACGGCAACCTTGCCAACATTATCCCCTGTATAGTTATCTGCCCAGTGCTCTTTTATGCGGTCGGCAGTTTCTTTCTTGATATGACCGGGTGCGGTAAGGATCCCGCCCGGCTGTGCGTTGTTCTGGAAAAACCGTGCACTGTTCTGCTGCATGGCCAAACCCTGAGATGTGGCGAGGCTCGCAGCATACAGCGGCGGAACCCCGACCAGCGGATGGAACAGACACTCCATCATGTCGTGAATTATCTCATACGCCGGTATGGCGGGAATATCCTTTGTCAAATCGTTCAGCGCGTCTTTTTTGGCTCTATAGAAAACCTCTCCATTGCCCGCAACCAGCGGTGTGACCTTCTGGGGATCGAGTACATACAGGCCTGTCACAAATCCTTGTTCATTCCTCTGCTTCAGTACATAGGTGTTCCCATACGTCAATTTGCTTATCATCCAGGCTTCGATGAACTTCTGGCGGGTCTGGTATGAGTTGGGTTTGCGAAAAACGGGATTGTATGCGGGTATCTCTTCGCGGATACCGTTTTTCAGCTGCGTCAGACGCCATCTGAGCTTTCCTATATCAGAGGCGATCTGTGTCACGCACGCATACACGGTCGGATGGGCCAGAGCGTCTCCGAGGCTCACCGGGTCATCGATCTGAAATGCGCCGATATATGATTCCTGAAATACAGGGATCCAGCCGCGGGACTGATCGACCGGGAACAGGGACTTGACCGCCATGCGGCGCAGCCAGTATTTTGTTTTGCTGGTTATGGTTTTAAACATGCTATTCCGCCCTCATGTCCTTGCGTTTATATGAACGGCCTGATTTCTTCTTTGTGCTTGATTTCTTCTTTGCTGTTTTTTTCTTCGCAGGTTTTTTCTTTTCCGGTTTTGGCTCTTCTTTGGGAGGAGCAGGGACCGTATCAGGGATGCGCTGAATTTTACCGCACGCCTCCAACAGCCTCGCGTGTTTCTCTTTCTTGATTTCATATTCTTCGCCCGGCATCCGTATCTGTCTGTCATACCCGTGACGCCTCAGTGTTTTAACCCGCATCTATGATCTCCCTCAAAAGGAAAAGGAATGGGGTGACCCGAAAGGGCCACCCCACGAAATTAACTCAGGAACCGCTGTTGTCATAGGCTGCGTCATCGACATAGCCTACACAGTACGAGTCGGTGCGCCGTCTCTGGAAATTGATCGGGCGAACGACCTTGATGGCGGTCGATTCGGTCTGGAACATGTTTACGATGTTTCCGGACATCGTTGTTCCACCTTCTGATTCGTTTGCAGGAGCATCATTCATTTCAATCGTGGCCTCTCGGCTGATTGAAACCTGAACGCCCATATCCCCGATTTTATAGATTTCGCGAGGATTGAGCAGGATCAGGTGGGTGGATGTAACATTGTCCCCGGTAACAACCGGATCACCTTCAAGTTTCCCTCCATCTGCAGTAAGCTCGGGGAATTCCTTCTGACCCAGCGCATTGCGCATGAGTGAGATAGACTTCGCAAGAGACGGATGCATCACAAAGTACAGCCCGGAAGCTGTCTTTGCATTGATGAAGTCGGTGTACAGAGTCTTGATGTCTGAGATCAGCGCATCGCTGTCTGTACCGGTGGCGCTGTCTGCTGAGATACCCTGGAGGATACCTTCAGGAGATACGGCTGAGACAGCAGCAGAGGCGCTCAGGAACGTATCATCAACGCGTTTGGCTGAGGCTTCTACGAGTGCATCGCGGATAAGCGCTTCAGCTGCGGGGCTTGAGTCCCGGAGGAGCTCATTGGAAACGACCGCGAGAGCCGCAACTTTCAGCGGACTCAAATTTACAGAGCTGAATGACTGGGCGCTTCCTGTGATGGCGTTGTTCTCGCCAACCCAGTACCCGGTGGCCGCTCCGTCCTGACCTTTGATCTGGACGTTTGCCGGTACTTCGCGCAGGGGAAGTTTGTCAAAGACGGTCTTTCCGTGCAGGTATTCGATGAAATCACCGGTATACCGGGTATCAGCAGCGACCAGCTCTGCGCCTGCTTCGCCTGAACCTGAACCGTGTCCAGCAATTGCAGTTTTAATGAACCCGACCAGCTTGGGATGGGTTTTGCCCCAGCGCTTTTCAGCGACTGCGAGGGGAGAAATCCCGTCAAGATGGGCAACGGCTTTAGCGATGACCTGGCGGACATAGCTCTGCCCCTGGAACTTATCTTCCGGGTCTTCATTTTTGATGATAACGGCCGGAGCAGTCTTGACGCGGGGTTTGGGTTCGACAGCTGTCTGAGAGTTGAAAATCTCAGCCTGTTTGACCCGGATGTTATTGTCGAGTTCTTTGAGCTCATCAACGAGCTGATCAAACTCTGCGCTGTCTTCGTCAGTGGCTGATTTCTGCTGAATTGATTCAGCAATTTCAGACATGCGGGCAGCTTTGGTTTCGCGTTCTTCTTTCAGCTCTGTGAGCTGTTCATTGAGTGCTTTCATGGTTTTATCTCCATAATATTTTGTTTTACCCGTGACGCCGGATTTAACATGATGGCCTGACGCGGCCTTGACAGTTACAATTGTTGCTTCCTGATTTGCGGGGATGGTGACTGCGGAGAGTTCCAGCCATTCCCATTTTATATATCTCCGTCCCCACTTGGACTCCTCGATGTTTGAGGATTCGAGGGGGTTGAACCCGATGGACAGGCCTCGGACCAGTTTGTTCTTGATCATCTGCCATGCTTCCTCCAGGCGGTCCTTGAGCTTCCCTTCCTCAGGTATGTCTGCCACTTCGGCCTCGATGGCGATGCCGTCCTTGCTTACATCTGCCTTGGTGATCCACCCGATGGGATCCTTGTGGTCATGCTGCCAGAGAAGCGGGAGCGGGAGCTTGAACTGCGCGCCCTTGGGCTCCATAATGTCCTCAACCCGGTCAGGGGTGGGGGTGGAGGCAATACCGGAAAAGGTACGCTTGGTGCCGGTCTGGCTGGTGCTCTTGATCTCGAAAATTGAATATGCTTTTTTCAGCATGATGTTATCCCCTAATAGGACAATATGGCCTAAGCCAACCCAAAAAAATATAACTACTTGTCAGACAAAAAACATTTCATATTCAGGCTCTTCCACGTTCAGCAGTCGGGCCTTCAATCCCAATACCATCGCAGTGGCAACTGCACCGTCAATCCTGAACCGGGCTTTTGATTTGTCGAGTTTACGATTGCCGGATGGATCCTTCAGCACGACAGCATTGGAAAAATTCCAGGTCATACACGGATTACCGTTGTGTTTGAATTTGCGCTCAAGAATAGATATCTCCAGCGCATCGATCGCCGGGGCCATATCCTTGAATCCCTGACCCCATGGACAGAGCCTCAGGGCGCCGGGGATTTCATCGTCTTTGCCGTCAACATAGGATTCAATCCCTATGGCATCGAGTTCACGGAAAAGGTCATTGATCCGCCAGCGATCATACGCCAGTCCCAACACGCGGTACTGTCCCATGAGCTCACCCAGCTGCTCAGCTACAAAACCGTAATGGATGGTGCGCCCCGGAACGGCGGTAATTGCTTCCTGCCGGGCCCAAAGGGTGTATGGTACACGGTCCCGGTCCTCATGCTGCTGTATCAGGTCCTCAGGTTTCCAGAACCAGCACTGTGTCCTGTCCCCATCATGGGCGCTGACGGCAGTCAGACACGTCAAATCGGTGACTGCCGACAAGTCAAGCGCTAAGTAAATTTCCTCGCCTTCCTCTAATTCACAATTCTTGTCCAAGCATCCCAGCCACTCAGCCCTCGGGATCAGAGGACTCACAGAATTGATACGCTGGTTCAGATACAGATTGCGGAATGTCGCTTCAAAAGAAGGCATGCGCTTTGCGCGCTTTGCCAACACCCGCACATCCTCGATATACCGGAACTCCCCAAGAGCCGGGTTGGCTTTCTTCCAAACCTTCTCATCGTAAATATCTTTTGTGTCTTCAGGAACAGCGTACAAATGCACAACGGTCGTTGGGTCTTTTCCGTTCAGGCCGTCATCGACAATAAGGCTGAGCGTGTGTTTCGGATCTGCACTCTGTGTGCTGATAATAATCATCAAGGGCTCAGTCCTCGCGCCCATAGAAGTATCCAGCACGTCAAACAGATCCCGCTTGGGAGCCTGCGCCAACTCATCATAAATCACGACAGTTGGGTTTAATCCGTGTTTCGTCCCGGCTTCAGCGCTGAGCGCTTTGTAAAAACTCCCATTGTGGTAACAAGCGATGGTCTTTGTTGAATCGACCATCTTCAGCATTCCCATCAACTCAGGATCCGCTTTGATGATCTGACATGTATATTTATAGACCTGCGCAGCCTGTTCGCGCTCATTCGCCGCCGAATAAATCTCTCCATTATTCTCTGCCTCCGGGCCGACCAGGTGAACCAAAACCAGCGCAGCAATCAACGCTGTCTTCCCGTTCTTCCGGGCAATAGATAAAACAGCCCGCCTTACTAATCGGCGCCACAGCTTTGGACCTACATTAACGTGTGGGGCATAAACATCTTTGATGAACTTTTTTTCAAACGGAAGTAATTTGAATGGCTCCCCAGCGCCGGCGCCAGAGGGTACATTCAAGGTTTCAATAAACTGGATGATGCGCTTAACGCGCGCCTGTTTTTTCCTCACCTGACCAGCCATCACGCGCCCGCTTTCTTGCCTTTGATGACCGGCTTGCTGCCAAGCAATCCTGTAAACTTGCTATCTGTCTTTTGAGCCCTCGGCATTATCAATGATGCCCTGGATGATGGATCCAAACCCAACCGCGCGCCCAGCGTTGTGATTGCCGCAAGAGATCTCGACTGCGCAGAAAGAGCCGGATGGGGTTTCTCATCACCCTTAACTGTATAGGCGGTCAATCCCTCTTTCGCTAAAGTTTCTGTTGCTGTCCGATACTGTCCGGCAGCTACACAGAATGCTGCAAGCGCAACCGAGTCAACTGCTGTATATAGGTTCGGCGGCATTGAATCAACAATTTGATTCCAAACCTTTCCGGCATACCCTTTAACATACGGGGGTTTTGCTGCGCATCCTGTAGGAATAGGGGCATCTCCGTTCAATGGTCTTTTGCCGGGATTACCTTCCAATCTCTTGATTTCGTCTGGCTTTTTTTTCCTACCGCGTGCCATGTTGAGACCCCCCAATTTTGCACCCGGTTGAACTTTTGCCGAATTTCGCGCAATTTAAAACGCAACTTTGGGCGCGGCTTTCTATTAGGTGCCTTTTCAACTTGACACCTCCCCCCCGGTCATACCTGCCCAGAAGTGCTCTGGATCGAGTGGAAACCCGTCTGCGTCACAGCCCATTATCCCACCACCTTTCTCCTCTCGCTGCTTGTGAGAGTCGTGACAGTGTTTACAGGTAGATTGGAATGGACCAGTCCAAAACTTCTCCATGTTACCTCGGTGGGGTTCTTTATGGTCAACGATTGTGGCCTCAGTTACTTTGTTAAGTTTAGCACACATTTCGCAGAGGGGTTGCTTGGTCAGTTGAGCTTCCCGGATCTTACGCCATCGCTTTGTTGTGTACAGCTGGCTGTATTGTCCGGCGCTCCCTCTCATGCTTGAATCTCCGATCCGTCCAGGTAGGTTGAGGGAGTGGCTTCCTCTTCTGATCCCATGGCAATCAACTCGCTCACAGCCTGAGTGTGTTCCATGATTGCGATGGTAAATGAATTAAGCGCCGCAGTCTGTTGCTGTAGCGCCTGTATGAGTTTGTCGGTAGGTGAGTGATCACTATGGCGTTTGTCTTTTTCTTCCTGTTGGTCGTCTGCCATAAGATCAATCTCCCGTTCGCATCCACCACGTGGTATTCAAATGGTATTATGAGGTATGATTTGGCAATTACTATTTTATAATGTTTTTTAAAATTATTTTTATTATGTCGCCTCAGTTTTTATTCGTTATATCCGTCAACTTCAGCCTCGGCACCTTTGTCTGTATATACAATCGCGCCAGACCATATGTCTGATGTCATATGCCACAGTTTACGATACTCTACCATACCACATTTGCAAAACCGTATAGACGTTGGTTTCTGTCCTCCTTGAGTACGGGCATCTAATAGTTTTGCATATATCCATTTGTGCTTATGGCCAAACATTTTCAAAAGTTTTTTCATATTCATCACTCACCATCCTTTTCTATAAATGTAATAATATCACTCTCTCCTCTCTCAAAATGTGCCGGGATCTGGCACGGGCCGGGGCTGTGGCCTTGCCACTGCCGTAGGCCCTTGCTTGTGCCTGATCCCGGCACAACCGCACGGGCTTGGCCGTGCGGTTCTTAATAAATATAAAAACATCAATCTCTATTATCTGATTGTTTGAGTGCTTTTTCGTTGTCACTTAATATTTTTTCCATTAAATTTTCCATTTTGTTTTTTAAATACGGTTTTGCCCGTAATAGAATCCTCATTTTTCCGTATTCAAGTATGTCCGATCTATTCTTTTTAAGTGCCTTGCTCAATGCGGTGTTTTCTTTTTTGGTTTTCACGTAGCGATCGCAAAGACTGCGATATTTTTTGCAGGAAAACTCACCAAGTTGACGTTGTTGTAATTCCAAACTACTACCCTTCTCCTCCAGCTCCTGGATGCGCTGTGCCTGCCTTTCAATCTTGTTAGACAATGTCTTATTCTTCTTTTTCAAATTCTCAACTTTCTTTTCAATAGCTGGATCATTGTACATCACTCACTCTCCTTATTGATAACCTTTTTTAGCGATTCAACCGGATTTAATTCTCTTTCACCACTGCCCTTTAATACCTCACCACCTCGATAATACTTCCCCTGGCAATATCAGAGGTGAACCCGTTCCCTTTATCCCGATATACCGTACAGTTGACCAGATCACCCTTGTCCTCGTTCACCATTTCCATGGGCGGCCAGGTGGCGTCGGTGGCGAA